TTGCGATCAGCTAAAGGCAAACTTAAACAATGTTCAAAGTCTATTGAGCTGTACTTCAATTTGAGTCTTTTTTCTGCAGCTTGATTCTTTATCTCAGCCATAATGCGATTTAGATTAACAATCAAATTATTTGAAATTTTATTATTTTCATATACCCGTTCGTAAACTGTCTCAGCTACATCAATGTAATTTATTAGCTCTACATTCTCATTCATAGCATTTGTACTCCGTTTTTTTAATTATTCTCCTAAAATCATGTTTATTTGAGTTACCTAATGCATCATCTAAGTAAATATTGTTTAAATTCGATTAATTTAATTTTAAATAAATTATTGAATTAATAATATAATTATTGGATTTTATAATATCTTTATACATCTTTATCCTTAGCAAATTCAATTAAAATTTAATAAAAACCCCCGCCAATAATCGATATTTAGCGGGGCCGTTTGTGCCGTAATACGTCCGGCAAACGATAAAACTAGTTTTTAGGTGATCTAATGATATTTAGAACTTTCTCAGACATATCATGTAAGTCAGATCCAATTGGCAACCAGAAATGGAACACCGTATTGTCGCGGTTAAAAACTTGCTTGTAGTACTCAGTTTTAAAAGATGGGTCGATATCTGAAGCTTTTAACAATCGCCCTTCTTTTTCAATCTTTTGCCCGTCAAGTTCACCACCAACACAGATATTCATTTTAAGTACCAGATTTTAATTAGACTGGACTATAGCACAAAATAAAAAAGCCCACCGATTGGCGAGCTCTTAAATTCATTCTGGCGATTACTTTACATTTCGCCCATTTTAGAAATCTTTATACTCAAGTGTATACCCAACTGTCAAGCGTAAGTTTCTTGACTATCAGGAAGTTCAAAACGGAATGATCGAGAAATACGCGATCTAATTTCATTTTCCCATTCTGCAACAATAGATTCTCCAAATAACTCAAACTTCTGATAGCTTTTTATATATGCAGTCTTGGTGGCAACAATACCTGCAATTTTCATTTTTTCATTTAACGTATATGGTCGCTTACCAGTACCATTACATTTTTCACAAAACCTTGCCCCATCAGGAAAACCCTTTGAATTAAAAGTTTCAAGTTTTCCTATTCCTTGGCATGCTCCACACATAGCTTTAACAAAAACATGGCCACGCAAAATAATCTCAGCCATACCTTTTGCCAGATTAGTAAGATCACCTTGGGCATTAGTAGGGGTAAATTTTTTCTTTACCATTTCTTTATGAATCTCTACCGCTAATTTATTTCGCGCTCGGAAAAAATTACCTGATTTAATCTCACCACGAACAAACTCAACCTTACCCGGAATATCTTCAATACGGCGTTCGGTTTGAAAATTAAAGTCATACTTACTGTAAAAAGTTTCAGTCTGTTTTTGTGCTGGGGTAATTATTGCGATTCGCTCAAAATCAACCTTTTCAATCAAGACAGTGGCCCAAAGCTTTGCAGCTGGCGATAACAGCGCTAATTCACCTAAAACTACATCTTTCGAAATTTTCTTTCCTTCAGCTTTGCCTTGAGCAATAGCAAGGCGAAGTAACTCAATAAAATCAAACTTTTCAACCAACATAATCGCCTTCCTATTTACCCTTAATTAATAATTCAATTTGCTTTAATGCCATACCGGACTTAACTTGCTCTGTGCTGAACCGTAAAACTGTAAAACCCATCATTGCTGCGGAGTTGTATTTCTCCATATCCCCTATATAGCCTTTGCCCCTTGTATGGCGGCCTCCACTCCAGATCCCGCCTTCTACCTCAATCAAAATCTTTTTACCCGTTATTAAAAAATCTGCTCTCCATTTACGATCAGGATGGAACTTATATTCCTGTTCAAAACCAATCTTGCATGCTCTTAAATGCGTTGCCAGAACCACTTCACCCACACTTGGTTGTCTGGCAACTTGCTTTGCTGAACGGCGCTTTTTATTTTTCTTTATGGGAAATAACTTGCGGTATTCAGCAATGCTGACTGATGACATCAAGCACCACCTTTGAGCACTTGCTCTATAGCTTTAAGGGTTCGAATCATTGCCATTTGTAGAAATTCATGATTGCCGCGCATGTCTTCTTCAACATACTGCAAAGCATATTGAGTCTCTTTTAATGCCCCATCTAAACGCTTTTGCAGCTCCTCCACTTTCGCTTGTTGTTCTTTTTGAATCTCCCAAGCCCACTTTCCAGATTTACCCTCAAACTCACTCATGGCTGGCTCCTTTTTCTGCATCACACATTTCACATTTATCTATATGCCCCCACCCATCATCTCGAATGAAGCCAAACCCCTTACAAGCCTTACATTTGACTTTCTTTTTCTCACCCACCAAGAAATATCGATCTTTCTGGTTGTAGGTAATATCAATAGAACCTGAGTAATAGCGCCTTAACGCCCCATCAATATGAAATTCGTGTGGACCTACACAAAACATCCACCCCGAATCCCCGCCGCACTTTGTAAACCATGTGAAATATGCTTCTCTCCATTTCACATAACGGCCAGACAGATGAGGAGTCAACAATTCAATTAAACGTGCTCTAAGCATCTCCATGCTTGCTGACATATCTCCATAGTGATATTCAAGATCGTAGCTATACTCGCCTGTGTTATATCTAGTTGGCATGAGATTCACCGCCTCCGTATATTGATTCGTGGTCGCGGATAGCAGTCATCACACGCTTAATTGAAATGGAACCATCTGGAATGAAGTCGCAAAAATCATCAAGAAAGCTCAATCTCCCATTTCCCACCATGCGAACATGCGTGTAACCAACATGCTTATCTGTCGTAATGAATGCAGGCGTTAGCTTCTCAACTCCACCTAAATCGTTGATGATTTTCAAAGACTCCACCAGACGTTTAAGCTCAACCAAATCTACAAAATACTTCTCACGATCTGCTGGGCTGATTTCTACACTTTGACCACATTGGAACTCATAACCCTCGTTCCATTCAGTTGCGTTATCGGGTGCTGAATCTACGATTTCCTTCGCGTATTGCAGTCCTTTATCTCTAATCAATTTAGTTGCTTTCATGGCTGGCTCCTTTCTCATCTAGCTCTTTACGCGCCAACCACCACAAAACCACCGCACCGCAAAGTACTGCTGTTACACACGAAATGAGTAAGCCACAGCTTAAAATCTCGAATTTAGTCATGATCCTGCCCCACCAAAACGCAAGTCATCCCAGTCACACTCAACTACTGTCAAACCATCATGTTGAAACCGAGACCATAAACGGTCCCCTAAGTTTTCCTTCAAACCTTGCGCCTTTTCTGTAGATTCAAGCGTCATGTTTGAAATTAAAACTGTCGGCTTTTTTCCGTCATAACGTGCATATAAAACTTTATGAACGAGCTGCAATCGACTCTCGTGTTGGTCGTGCAAACCGTATTCATCCAATATCAATAAATCACAGTCCGTGAAGCGAAATATTGCATTTGCTTCATTGTCATCGGGCTTTGTCCATGCAGTGGCAATTTCATTTGCCATGTCTTCTGAGGTGACGTAACGAACATAACTCCGCTTGTCTAAAACGTTACGAGCAATAGCACATGCAAGATGGGTTTTGCCTGTTCCTGTACGCCCAACCATAATCAGATTGCGCTTCTTCCCTGAATTAAAATCTTGAACAAATTTATGGCAAGCAGCTTTAGCTTCTTTCTGCGGATCAATACTCACCACATAATTTTTAAATCCGCTTTCCTTGTGGCGCTCAGGGAGTTTTGCTCCGGCAAAATGTTTCTCGCGTACCATAAGGTTGACTTGGTGTGCGTGTTCAATTTGTGATTTCACATACGCTTCATTTGCACATGTTTGGCAAACTGGACGACCAATTAGTAAAACCATTAACTCATTGTGTTTAGGGCAAAACTGATTAGTTTGTACCAGCTCAGTTTTGAATTGTTTGCTCAATGCATTCATAGCATCTCCCCTACATCGATATCATCTGTGGCTGGTGCATACTGTTTTGCATCACCCCAAGCACTGTTTACGTCTCTTGCTGGTGCAGTTTTCATTGGTGAGTTTTGTTTTTTAGGTCTTATCGACTTTGTGAATTCCTGAATTAACCAAGTTGCAAACTTTCGAGTTCGTTGGTTTTCCGTGAGATCAATTTTGTTTTCCCAGTGAGCATTGAAGTTGCCAAGATGAAATTCATAATTTGGCATTTTTAAAACCTGCTCTGCTTGTGTACTCACTTGTGAAGTCCTAAGAACATTCAGCAATAGTTCACGATTTGGTTTCCAAGACTCCTCGGCCGCTGAAAAATTTTCAACCGCGTTTTGTGTGTGAGTATTTTCTTGTTCCTGCTCCTGCTCCTGTTCCTGTTCCTGGCTTCGAAGGGGCTTTGAAGGGGCTTGTAAGGGGCTATCTATTTTGGCGTTTTCGCCACGCTTTTGAGTCATACAAAATGCTTGTGCATATTTATCGAAAAAGCTTGATAAATAAGGGCTTGACGGCAATGAATCATACTCTTTTTGCACGTTCTTACAGCGGTTATCGGCTGGCTTTAATGACTCAGCTACTTGAAAACGTGCCATCTCGTGCACCCAGACTGTCTCCGTGGCTTCGTCATAGCTACAAAACCCCGCTTCACAGGCTCTTTGAAGCCCCTTAGAAGCCCCTTCAAAGCCCAATCCAGTTTCATGAGCAACATATAAAAGGGGCATGTAATACAAGCCAAGCATGTTCGCGTGAGGGCTTGTCATTAAATACATAGCGACAATTAAGCCTTCATGTGTTTGACGAAGCTTTTTGCCCGTAGTTCCCGTCCAGAAATGTGGTGAGACTTTCCCATAGTCACGCATGGTTATTTATCTCCTTTAAAGGGTGTTCGAAGGGGCTTTGAAGAGGCGATAATAGTCATTACTTACCCCTTCCAAGCTTCACTAATCCGCGCATTTCCAACTGACGAATAATTCTTGGAGGAATAAATTCGTTGTTGATTTTGTAGCGAATACGAGACTTTTCTTTCACCTGAATTAGTTTGTGCCCATCCTCCATGAGACGGCGAACTGCTATAGCCTGCCCCCCCATATGGGTTAATTCTTCAAGTTGATAAAATCTTTCCTGAGCCTCAATTGCGGCATTCATAACTGAAAGCGGCATGGCTGCTAATTCTTTAGCCGAATAGATCTTTACTGGTTGTTCCAGTGGAATTACCACCTCTAGCGGTGTGGTGGAAACGGAAATATCCTGTTTTCTTCTTGCTGCATATCTCACTTTTCACCATCCTTTGGCTTAACATAGCCACCAAACGAATCAACCAAACACGCTTTGGTTAAGCTGGTTACAATCTGTTGTGCTAACCACTGC